GCGAATCATGGATCTGTACAACAGATTGATGTTATTCCTCAAGACATTAAGGAAAAATATAAGACAGTATGGGAACTACCTATGCGTTCTCTAATTGATATGGCTGCAGATAGAGGTGCGTATGTTTGTCAGAGTCAGAGTTTGAATTTGTGGTTAGAAGACCCCAATTATAGTATGTTGACATCGATGCACTTTTATGGTTGGTCAAAAGGACTAAAAACCGGGATCTATTATCTGAGACGACGGGGAAGACATCAGGCACAACAATTTACTATTGAACCGGAAAAAGCCACTGGCGATAAGAATTTAGGAGAAGAGAATGAAATATGTGAAATGTGTTCAGCTTAAAAATGTATATATATTATAAATGGCACATCAAACCAGAAAAAATATAAAAAATTTTAATAAAACTAGAATAAAAAAAAGGCCTAGATCGAATAGACATACTTTAAAAAAAGGTGGATATTTTTTCACTAATAGTATTACTGGTGATAGTAGTATTACTGGTGATGTTAACGCCTTAAAATCCGGATTAGCTGAAAAAAGTGGAAATGCTGGTGAGGTTCTAGGAAAATCCGCTTGGCAATTGGGGAAATTTGTAAAGGGTCTTGGTCAAATTGCAACGTTAGCAGATCCCGTGGCATATGCAGTAGCGGCAATATGGAGATTATTTAATGGAAGATTTTTTGTTGTATTCGGATTAAAAGGATTTCGTCAAATACAAGAGGATAAAGGTCTAAATGAAGAAGAAAAATCACCAATGATAAATGTAACTAATTTTGACAATAAAGTTTATGATTCTAAATATAAAAATGACATGTATCCCAATTTTCATGAGAATGGTAGTTATTACGGAATAAAAAAAGGATCTATTTATGTTACACCTATAGGAGTTGGTTCTGTTTTCATTTTTAAAGCATTTGGTGGGGGTACTAGTAAAAACAGAGAATCAAAAGATTCTACCGCAAAAGAAATATACAAACCCACCAATTACTATATTGTTATTAAAATAGACATTAATGAAAATAATAAACCAACCGCTATGCATTATCGTGAAATAAGATTTGATGGAAATAATTATTTTATTGGACAGTTTCCTTATAAAATTTCAAGAATGTCAAATACTATTCGAATTTGGAGGCAAATCCGTGTTTTTGAACTTAATTTGTCTGCTATATTGCGTGATTATCAAGAAAAATTTATTAAAAAAAAAATAGGTGGAGGACTAAAAGAAGATTTACGGAAAAGAATAGCAACCATAGATAAAGAAATTGGCAATAAACCTGGTCTTATTATTGAGCGAATTAAACTTAGTTCTGAACTTGATAAAATAATTCAAGGTGAAAAGCAAAAGCAACAGCAGCAACAACGGCAACAACAACCACACCCTCAATATCAACAACAACCACACCCTCAATAGCTACAACAACCACACCCTCAAGATCAACCACAATATCAACCACAATATCAACCACAATATCAACCTCAACAATCACAACCTCAACATCAATATCGACCTCAATATCAACATCAACAACCACAATATCAACCTCAACAATCACAACCTCAACAACAATATCAACAACGATCAAGATCTAGTGGTTGTAACGGTGATAATTGTGATGGAATATTAGAAAGCGAACAAGGTTACAGTAGAACACGCGAAGGGTCATCGCCACCAACTGTTCCTACAATTCTTCAAACTTATTCTAGCAATTATAGTTCTTATGGTGATGGAACTCAACCATTATATAGTTCACGTTCACCGTCTAGTTCTATTGGAGAAATGCCTGTAATAGCTTACAGTGCTCGCTCTCAACGTTCACCATCCACTATTACATCTAGTTCTAGAGGATCGTATGAGCCCATAGATTATGGATACCCTAGAGATACCACTTTTATGCTCACTGATAGATCCGGAATTACATCGGTGTCCAAACCACCAGAAAAACGTGAATTGCCACCCGATATTAATGAAGGATCCTATAATTTTTGGTCAATGGAATGGGCAATAGGTGAGGGCGGTTATTATATTAATAAATATACCAAGGAAAGGACAAATGATACAGAAAAAATAAAAAAAATAAGAGCGGACGAATGTAATATTTTAAACTATTTTACTGAACAAGGATCAAAAGCGTCTTCAAACGAAACAAACTCAGACCTATATTGTTTCAAAAGCAAAAATAATAGGCAAAGTCTTGTTGGTTCCGCACCCCCTATTCAAAACCTTAAACAATTTCAAAAGTTTTTGATATTTTTACGTCATATAGCTAATCCAAACAATTGGCAAATTCAAGAAGATGGACAATATAAATATAAATATGATTTTAATATGCAGTCTGGTTATCTTCAGTGTTCATTTTTGCCGAAATTAACAGATGGGGTTGATACTTATTATACCATTGATCGTGGATCGGATGAAGCTAGAGATTTATTTTCGCACGATGAAATGCCTAACCTTTTAGATATAGATTCTCCTATTATATTCAAAAATTTTTCCGTAACAGTAGAAGATTATATCGAAGATCTTGAACGGAAATCCTCGATTAACATGAATAAAAAAAGACCAGGAAAACCTTTGGCAACAAAACCTTCGGAATCAAAAGAAAAATAATACTCTTATGTAAGTTTATAACAATAAACAAAATAAATAGTTATTTTGTATATTAATGATACCTATGCCTAATCTAACCTATGTCACCGCATATATTAATATATACGACCATGCAGTCCCTCTCCAAAGAACAAATGAATGGAGACTACAACATTTTCGTAATATTGCATGCAGTAAAATACAAATATGTATTATCGTAAGTCCCGATTGTGAACCTGCAATATTGGATCTTGTTAAAGAATTCCCCAATATTCATATTTTGAAAACAATGATGATCCAAGATACATGGATCCATAAACAATGTCTCGAATTTGAAGGTGAATATACACTTCCTTTGGAACGTAGTTTGACCAAAGATACCGAATCTTATATTCAACTCCAGAACTCCAAGACGGAGTTTTTACAATTGGCCATTGATGAAAATCCATTTGGATCCACCCATTTTGCCTGGATTGATTTCAGTATTGCACACATGTTCAAAAATTTGAGACTTTCACAAAAACAATTGAAAATCCTTGGACAAACTAATCTTAAAAAAACGTTTTTCGCTATTCCAGGATGTTGGGGAAAATGGGATCCCGAGAGGCATGACCACCATATGGAAAATATACACTGGCGATTCTGTGGTTGTTTTTTTATAGCCGATAAAGAATCCATGCTTGAGTTTTGTAGTTTGTACCGCGAACTATTTCCAAGATTTCTGAAAGAAACAAAAAAACTCATATGGGAAGTGAATATTTGGCCTTGGATGGAATATGTTTCCGATTGGAATCCCACATGGTATGATGCGGACCATAATGATAGATGTATTCAAATTCCAAATGATTTTTTGGTAAACACTTTTCCCTTAAAAAAAACAATAAAATATGATTATCCTATAATAGAGAATTTCCAAGCCACATCGACATCTTATTTACGTTTTGAAAACCAACATATTATTAATACTCGTTATGTAAGTTATTATTTGACACCCGAAGGGTATTATTTATATCCCGATGGAAGTCAAACTATAAAAAACAAGAATTTGTGTTCCATTCTTAATAATGACAATTTGGAACCGGGTTTATACGTAGAAATGAATGAGAATTTGGAACAAGTTTATTTGAGATCTCCGTCTATAGGCTTGGAAGATATGAGGCTATATGAACGAAATGGAAAGATACGATTCATTTCTACAACCATGGGCTATAGTCCCGTCGGAAAATCCAGAATGATGATAGGAAATTATGATTTTTGTAGACAGACTTATTCGGACTGTAAAATCATTTTTCCGCCGAATCCGGATAGTTGGTGTGAGAAAAATTGGACTCCTGTCGTCCAAGATCAACCCATGGTTTTTTCTAATTGTTCTGTTCCCGCTTTTTCCGAGATGTTCATTTATAAATGGTCGCCTATGGAAATAGGAAAATTGGTGAAATGGGAAAATGGCGAAACCCATCTAGAAATCGTTGAATCATATGATATCCAAGAGCCCTGGTTTCATAAATTACGTGGATCCACTGTTTTTTCCAAAGTGGATGGAAAACTTCTTGGAATAACACACTTCAGTGAAGAAGGGTCTCCAAGAAGATATTATCATATTTTAATGGAACTCGATCCGATAAATCTGAAACCTTTGCGTTATTCTATGCCATTCTATTTTTTAAATAAGGGGGTGGAATTTTGTATTGGTTTCTCGGTTATCAAAGATGAATATGTGTTTTGGATATCACAAAACGATCGTGATCCTTTGACTGTGATTTTGGAAAAAAATGATATACAACTGAGAAATGAAGTCAGTTGGAATTAGTAAATTGATTATACTTTGTTGGATAACAAATCTAGAAAGACTTCAATCCTATCCAACCATAATAACCCCGGATCAGATTCATCGGAAAAGTTCGCTTCCTCATCCGTGCGAATATTTAAAACTGGTATTTTTAGTTCCGCATTATTTTTGAGCCAGGCTTCATGATAATTTCGACATTGCTCTAGATAAGCCAAAGGAATAGAGCTCTCACCGTCACGAGATCTAATTCCAATACGCTTGAAACATGTATCGGCCAATGCATCCACATAAATTACCGCATCTAGATGATAATCACCCTCATACTCCGAAAAGTAGGTCTCGTAAACTTGATACATGATATCCTCCATTTTACCGTCAGCGTGTAGCATTTTCGCGAAAATATGTTTGTCGGCATCTAATGAACGCTCACAAATAATGACTTTACAATCGGCATTTTCTCTTATCAATTGACGTAAAAGATGCAAACGTGTGGTATAAGCCATGATCTGGAATGCGAAAGAGTATTTACTAGGGTCTTGATAAAATTTGGAAAGCATGGTTTCTCCATCCTTATCCTTGATTTGTGCCCAAAGATCCACCGGTTCTTTCAGAAATACAACGGTTTTATCATTTGCATATCTTAGTTGTAAGTTTTCTAGAAGAGTCGACTTTCCGGCACCGATATTTCCTTCTAAAGAAACGATAATAGGATTCGACATGTTATTATAAAAAGGGTTTGGTTTTACGATTGATTATTATCATGAAATTATAATCAATTTTATTAG